TTAGCCTTCTTCGACCATCGCGAGCATCGTGCGAGTAGTAAACATATCAATTGCCATTGTTGTAGTCCCTCCTGAGATTTAGATGCTCGGCTTGAAGAAGATGCTGACCTGACGAGCAGACGGCTTGAAGTCCGCAACGGCAGCGCTGTTCTCAGCGTTAAAAGAAAGAGCATCTTCGTTGAATTCGCCGGTGAGATACACGGCAGCGACCTTGTCGCCGGAAGCCGTATCCACGTCCTCGGCAAGGACTGCATACACTGCAGAAATCGTCGTCTTCCCAGAGTCAACCTTGCAGAGCGTGCCGTCCTTATCAAGCAGAGCGCCGCGCTTGAGCACGCCCTGGCTAGTCTTGACCATCATGCTGTCAGCAACAACCGGCATGATCTGCGACGCAGCGAAAAGATTGTCGACAGTCGTCGTATGAGTTTCTTGCATTGCCATTTCTTCTTCCTCCTTTACTTGCGAGCGAAGGCGCGCGCACCTGCTTCAATGGCCGCCTTCATTTCGGCGTCCAGCTTTGCCTTCGCTTCTGCCTTCGGATCAAGGCCTTCATTGCCTTCCGATTCGATACCCTCAAGAGCCTTCGCGTCGCTCTTGCGATCCTTGAGCATCTGTGCGCCGCGAGCCTTGTCGGCCTTCAGGATCTGAACTGCAAGCGCTTCTGCGGTCGTCTTGCCGTCAAACTTCGCTGCGTTCACAAGGTCTTCATGACCTGCGACAGCGATGTCTTCGATCGCCTGGATGCGTGCGCGTTCATTCGTAGCGCCTTCGGCAATAGCTTCTTCGCGGATCGCCTGCACCAAGTCAGGATGTTCCGCTTTCAACGTTTCCAGATTCATCTTGTGAACCTCCTTTTGAACTGCGGATGCCTTGGGCTGTTCCGCGTGAATGAAGCCCTTCGGCGCATTCGCAAAGAAACGCGAATCTACCTTCAGGCCGTTTAACATGACGAAACCGCCAGAAGCCGTGTTCTTGACCTCCGTCGTTTCATCAATCTCATCAGCCAGACCGAACTCCACAGCCTCTTCTGCTGTGAAATAGGACTCGGCGTTGACCTTTTCCTTGATCTCGGCAACCGTGCGACCGGTCTTTTCGACATAGATGTCAATGAGGTTGTCCTCAAGCTTCTCCATGTCGTCCGCCGCCTTTCTCATGTCGTCCGTGTTCCCCCAGACGCCAGAGCTGACCTTGTGGATCATCATCATTGAGCCCCTCGGCATGACGACTTTCGCGCCAGGCACGCTCGTGATGATCGTCGCAGCACTCATGGCAGCGCCGTCAATTCGGAAGGTAATCTGTCCCTTATGCGCCTTTAGAAGCGAATAAATGGACAAGCCCGTATAGACGGCCCCGCCGAACGAATTGATCGAAATATCAAGAGGGCTATCGGACGGGATTTTTCGGAAGTCCGCGAGGAATTCAGCCTCGTTGAAGCCCTTCCCCCACGGATCGTCCTTCGACCCGCCGACATAGCCGAAAAGATCGAGCTGCGCCCGTTTCCCCTCGGCCTTGACGTTCCAAAACTTATTCTTCATCTGTTTCCTCCTTCTCCGGTTCCGTCATCGGTTGAGCCGGAGCTGTCGCACTCAGACCGTCTTCCCTGCGCATTGCCTCCTCGCGCTTTCGCACCGCGTGAACCTGGTCATACTTCATGCCGGTGAGCTCAGCCGCCTCGCGTTCTCGAGTGCTGAAGCCTTCATCGACACGGACCTTCGCCGCGTTGGCTTCCTTCAGCGGATCAAGCTGTCCCTGCGCATCGCCGAACCATTCGGCCCCGCACCAAGCTGCACGGATTGCCGGATCATCGAAGAAGCCGGGTGCTTGCACACGACCTTTCAGAACAGCCTCGGTCAGCCACTCCTCGTAGATCGGCTGACAGAAGTTCCCCACGAGCCATTCGCGGCGCATGCGGAACATCTTCCAAGCCTCCAAAAGCGAAGCCCTCGACGCGCTGTAGGACGCTGTGAAGTTCTTCACGAGAAGCTCGTAAGGGATCTCCAGCGCCGCACCGATCTGGCGACAAATAGCGATCACGAAAGGATCGAAGTTCGGATTCGGTCGACTCGGGTCCGCGATCTGGACCTCTTCACCTTCGTCAAGGGCGACGATCGACCCGTTACCCATTTCATAGGCGTTCGGGTCCTTGTCGACTTGCATCGCGGGATTGAAAGCCTGTCCGAGTGGAGAATCGGGAGTGTTGCTCTTGACGAAGACCGTGAACATTCCGGACACGACCGCCGCCATCAGCTCGGCTTCCGAATACCTTGAAAGTTGCTTCAAGGCCTCGATGACCGGAGCAAGCATCGGCACGCCTCGGCGCTGCGCAGGACGTTCAACGTCTGCCATGATGTGCAAAACGTTTCTACGCCCCGTCGTTGTGCCGAAAGCCAGCACGCGCTTCCATTCCTGTTGCAGGTCCTGACCAATGCGAGGGATCGCGCCCGGATGATGTTTCGCCACCCAGTAGGCAACGGTCTCGCCGTATGTCCCGACCTCGATGCCGCCGAGGACATTAGCTGTCGTCGGAGGGTTCCGCGGATCGCACACGCGGGCGGCCTCGATGAGACCGATGCGCAGGTCGTAGGCACAACCCTTGCGCGGTATGATCGGCATCGTCACAAAGACGTCACCACTCATCAGCGCAGAGAGAAGCACCAAAGACTGAAGCTGAAAGAATGTCTGCCGGCGCTCGGCGTCGCAGTTCACGCTTTCAGACCACAGACGCCATTCGCGTTCTGTGTTTTCTTCCCACTCTTTCGCCTGCTCCTCGGTAAGGCCGAGGAACTTCGCATCGATCTGGGCATTCAGCGCAAGCCCGGACCCAACGACGTTCGTTCGAACGGTCTTGAGCGCACCGGTTGCAAGAGGCGAACCCATGTAGAGGTCCCGCGAGCGGTTCCGAAGCGTGGACAACTGATCAACAATGTCCGCGTCTGCGTCGCTCCCGCCGGATAGCCATCCGATCAAGGACTTCTTTGCGTATGACCCACCGTGTCGTGAATATCCGCTGTTGAGAATTTCGAGCTTTCGGCGAGCTTCATAACGCTTCAACGCGCGCTCAGGACTGATCGCCCTGATTGCTTTGTCAAGAAGATTCATTTGCAAGCCTCCTTACAGGTCGCGAGGGACAGCACGCATCACACGCGCCCCCTTACGTCCGTTTTCGAGCTTGTCAATTTCGTTGCGCCAGTATTTGATTCGAGCCGCAATGTCTGAGAGCGAAGCTCTAGTCAAGCTACGCGTCCCGATCTTGTACGACTGGCCAGAGGCAACCGCGCGTTCGGCATCGAGCCACATCTTCAGATTCGCGCGGGCCTCGTCTATGGTGATCCAAGACATTTCGATGCCTCCTTTGTTTGTGATTACTTGCAGTTGTTGAAAGTCACGCCGTCTTCACGAACCGCGTCCTCTCCCGTCAAGTCCTGCCAACGCTTGATGATGACGTCGCAGTAACGAGGATCGAGCTCCATTGCTCTGGCTTTGCGGCCAGTGTTTTCACAAGCAATGACGGTCGTCCCGGACCCTGCGAAGCTATCGAGCACAATGTCGCCCTTCTTTGTGGAATTTCCGATCTGATACTCGAATAGATCGACCGGCTTCATCGTCGGATGATCCCCGTTCCTCAACGGCTTATCGAAGTCGAGAACCGTCGTTTGTTTACGGTCCGAGTACCAGGCATGCCCCGCGCCTTCCTTCCAGCCGTACAAGCACGGCTCGTGCTTCCACTGGTAGTCAGAACGACCAAGAACAAGAGAGTTTTTGTTCCACACAAGGCACTGGCGCACCTTCCAAGCGTTGTCGCGGCACGCGCCTCGGAAGTTGTATCCCTCGTTGTCCGCATGCCAGATGTAAAAAGATGCCCCGGGCTTCATGGCGAAGTCCGCAGTAGAGAAAGCGTCAAGCAAGAACTTTCTGAAGTCCTCGTCCGACATGTTGTCGTTCTCAATCGTCAGGGCGTCTTTCGTTTTGCCTTCGTATGCGACGTTGTAAGGCGGGTCGGTCAGATACAGATCGACGCTGCCTTCTTCGCACAAGCGAACAAGCTCATCTATGCGCGTTGAGTCTCCGCATAAAAGCTGATGCTCGCCCAAGAGCCAAAGTTCGCCGGGCTTGACAACAGGGTCTTCAGACGGTTCCGCGATTTCCTCAGCGTCCTGCCCGTGGCTTTCGTCGTCATCAATCACGCCGGTTCCGTCAAGCAGAAGGTCGAGCTCCTCGTCAGAGAAGCCCATAACGTCGAGATTGAAGTCAAGTTCCTGAAGTTCGCCGAGCTCGATGCGAAGAAGCTCTTCGTCCCATCCCGCATTCAAGGCGAGTTGATTGTCGGCAATGCGCAGTGCTTTCTTCTGCGCGTCGGTGAGCCCCTTCAGGCGAATCGCCGGCACTTCCTTCATGCCGATCGACTTCGCGGCCAATGTTCGACCGTGGCCTGCAATGAGCTCATTGTGTTCATCAATCAAGACTGGGTTTGTAAAACCGAATTCCTTGATCGATTCTGCGACTTGCTTTATTTGCTCGTCGCTGTGCGTTCGGGCGTTTCGCTCGTACGCTTTCAGATCGTCAACGTTGATGTATTCGATCTGCGTTTTCTGTTGTGCCACTAGGCTTCAACTCCTTTACAAGGTGATCCCCTTTGAAAGGGTTCCGCGCGACCTACGCGGAGCGGTCTGCTGCTTGAGTGCTCCCCCATTCGCATAAAACTCCTGCAAAAAATCGAAATTAGGCGAGAGAAGCTCCAGTGCAGCCGTCGCGTATACGGCGCAGTCAAGGGCCTCGTTGCGTTCGCGGATTTTCTTCCACGCCATTTTCACGACGCCTTTTTCAAAGTGTTTTTCAAGCACCTCAGCGGTCAACTGCTTGAAGAAGTTTTCAGAAAAGCCCCTGTCCTCCTGCGCCGCATAGTGCGCGAAGTTCGGACCAGCTTCCTGCACGGAAAGCCTGTTCATGACAAGCGACTTTCCGCCGTCAACACCGAGCGTGAAGAGCGTTGCCTTCATCGCGTTGCTCTTCGTCGGCGTGTTGATGAACGGGACACCGATGCCGCCGCGCCCCTTGATCGCGAAAACGCGCATGCGCTCGCGAGCCTTTGTGTACTGGTAGACGTTCGTCGTGTAGGTACCGTCACCAGAGTCGACGCAGGCACAAGCAACCGCGACGTTGACGCCGTTCGGCATCGAATGCTGACGCTGTAGGACCGCATCTAGCTGTTGCCACGTTCTCGGATCGCCCGGACGGCCGTAGAGCACGCGGTGCTCTATGCCCCAACACTCCCGACCGACGCCCCATCCGTAAACGGAGCATTCGAGACGATCGTGCTGAACGTCGATGCCGGCAGTCAGTAGCAAGACGCCTTCAGGAAGCACGCCATTTACCGGATAGCTTTCGCGCCGGTTGAACAGCTGTTCCCAGTTGTCGGCGTCAGGGTTGATTTCTTCCCACGCCTCGCCGAGCTTCAGGTTCACGAACTCCATGAGGCCGTGTTTGTCGCGGTTGTGATTCACCGCAACGAAATCCCCA